TGCCTAAGAAACCAGGCGAAGTTGAATTGAAAGTTATGAAAGAAATGTTTGAAGCGTCAGTTGACGGCGAGCCATATGACATGGAACGTTGGGGTCAGTACTTCAAGCCTGCAGGCATGAGCCAAAACACTGGCGACCCACAAAAAACATCATCTCCTAAGGCAGCACCTGCACCAGTACCAGCGGCAAGTGATGACTATGATGACGAACCAGCTCCAGTAGCTAAGACAGCACCTGCCCCAAAAGCTGAAGCAAGCACAGATGCACCAGCAGGCGACAGCCGTGCTCAAGACATCTTGGCAATGATTCGTAACCGCCAAAAAGCGTAATTAAAAACACGGCTCGGGCCTCTATGACTTAGTCATACGCCCGGGTTATCTATAATTTAGGAGAAATAAAATGAGTAAATTAAGCAAACTAGCAAAAGTAAACGAGTCAATCACTATCAATCGTTATGACAACGGCTATATGGTCGAAGTTGGCGGACGTGATGAAGAAAGCGAATGGAAAACCGCTAAGATTCTTTGTAACTCTGAACAAGATATGCTTGACGTAGTACAAGAATGGACTACAATGGACTTGGATAACTAATATGGCTACTAAAGCGTTTGATTTATCAAAGTTTAGAAAAACTTTGACCAAGTCTATTGACGGCTTAGGTATTGGGTTTAATGACCCAACAGATTGGGTTAGTACAGGTAACTTTGCGTTGAACTACCTAATTAGCGGCGATTTTAATAAAGGTATTCCGCTTGGTAAAGTTACTGTATTTGCTGGAGAATCAGGTGCCGGCAAGTCGTATATCTGTTCAGGCAATATTGTTAAGAACGCACAAGAGCAGGGTATCTATGTTATCCTTGTAGACAGTGAAAATGCGTTAGATGAAAAATGGTTACACGCACTAGGTGTAGATACTAGTGAAGAAAAACTTCTCAAGTTGAACATGGCTATGATTGATGACGTGGCAAAAACAATCCACGAATTCATGACAGAATACAAAGCTATGGAACAACGTCCTAAGGTTTTATTTGTCATAGACTCATTGGGTATGTTGCTTACCCCTACCGACATCAACCAGTTTGAAGCGGGAGATCTTAAGGGCGACATGGGTCGTAAACCTAAAGCATTGACAGCATTGGTTCGTAACTGTGTAAACATGTTTGGTAACTATAACGTAGGTATGGTTTGTACTAATCATACATACGCTAGTCAAGACATGTTTGATCCAGATGATAAAATCTCCGGTGGACAAGGTTTCGTTTATGCAAGTTCTATCGTAGTTGCTATGAAGAAGTTGAAATTAAAAGAAGACGAAGACGGTAACAAAGTTTCAGAAGTCAACGGTATTCGTGCCGCTTGTAAGATTATGAAAACTCGTTACGCAAAGCCTTTTGAAACATTACAAGTTAAGATTCCATACGAAACAGGTATGAATCCTTACAGCGGTCTAGTTGACTTGTGCGAAAAAGCCGGCTTGTTAAAGCAAGAAGGTAATAGACTCAAGTGGGTTGACCCAGAGACAGGTGAAGAGTTCAAATTCTACCGAAAAGAATGGAAAGATGATAAATTAGATATGTTAATGAGTAAATTTCATATCAAACCTTTAACAACAACCATTCCTGAGGAGACAGAAGAAAATGCTGAATGAAACCCAAGTAGGCGACATCTGGTTAAATTTTGTTGAGTATATTGACAAAAAACAATTAGAAACTGTTGCAGAACGATACATCGATTTACTTGCAGATTTTGGAGTAACTGACCGTGTATTGCAGGCAGCCACTGGCGTTGACGAAATTCTTGACCAAGCAATTTCATATTACTTAAACGAAGATGAAGACGCTGAACCAGAAGATGAAGACTTTAGGGAACTAGACTTTTAATGTGGTATAATAAAATAGCCAAGGATATTTCTTATATCCCCGAAGCCGTTGAGTTCTATAATGCTGAACTAGATGAAGCAAGATTAGAATGTCGGATCGTTGGGAATATTGAAAAAGCCTCCGCATCAATGCCAGGAGTTGTTGAACAACGATTTAGCCAACTCCAAGAAATTGAGGCTATTTTAGAATATTTAAATATTGAACTTCGACGCCTAAAAAGCCAACATTTTCGAAAATATTTAGAGAACTATCAACGTGCTCTAAGTAGTCGAGACTGTGAACGATATTGTGAAGGTGAAGCAGACGTAGTTGACTTTGAAAAAATTATCAACGAGTTTGCTTTACTTCGCAACAAGTGGTTAGGTATTACTAAAGCCCTTGATCAGAAACAATGGCAACTTACTAACATTGTAAAATTGCGTGTTGCCGGTATGGAAGACGCAACCTTATAACTAATTTTGCCAAAAGGTAGACTGTAGGCCTTAAATAATATTGAGGCCTATTTTTTTGTCTAAAAGGTTGATTTATAAAATACATTAGTGTATACTTACTACTATGATAACTGTTGATAATCTTCTATTACAAATTGTAAATTGTTCTAGCCCATCTGTTGACTCTTTAGTTTCTAAAAAAGATTTTAAAGTACTAACAAGCCTAGCATCTTCATCAAACAGCTTTCTGTTTATAACAGAATCACAATCTAATTTATTATTAAAAATACTCAATGATAATAAGGAAAAATTAGTAGCAATAGAAACTGATATTTCTAAAATTTTATCAACTCCTGAGTGGTCAAGACCATTTAGAAAAATTGAGCAAATAAGAAAACTGAATATTGTTAAAAATCTTGAAGATGAATCTGTACTTCAATTAGAAGTAACATCATCTGGTAGAATTCGTAAAATTTTGTCAGATGCTGGTAAGGTTATTGAAAACTTAACTCAGCTGTCTTCTGGAAAATATTACCAGGCTGACCTAACTGAGAAAAATATTATAGCTCTAGTTGACCTGCTAACACCTCTTAATTTTGATATTTCAGAAAATATCAAAAATCACTATAAAACCATAAAATCATGGTCAGAAACTGAAATTCGTGATCAGTTGTTATTGACCAAAATTGAGCATCCAAACTTCCATAAAGCAATTACTGCTGACCTCGGAATAGAAACAGCCATTGATCAAAATATTATAAATGACCGTAGTATGCGGTATCAGTATTTCACAGAAAATGTGAAAAATCCTGGTGAAAATTTGGTCGAATATGTGGCTAACAGATCAAGCACACGAATTTGGGTTGACAAAAATCAACACACACTAACAGAAGTCATTGCGACTTTAGTAAAATTAAGGCGTCTACCACTACTAGTAGTGTTTGATGGAAACGCTCCTAATAAATTCCAAGAAAATCTGGAAAATTTGTCAGATGCCCTGGAAAATAATGGAATTTTTGATCACGTAGGTGTTTACTTCAGACTGGCTAATGATGACGCTGGCAAAAAATTTAATTCTTTCATACAAGATAAATCATACAACTACAATCTAGATGACACAACTATAGTGGCTTCTTTGTTAGGTGGAAAAATACCGAAATTTTTCCTAAAAAATCCATGGAAGCCTATGAGTGTAATTGCACTTGATACTCGTATGGGTATGCGTCATGGAAAAACTTCAGTGTATGCTAGTTGTTGTGATTTAATAATTGAGTATGCAGATCAACCAACAATCCTTGAATCGAGTAAATCACAAATATGTCGGTAAAATTAGTAATCCGAGACGAAGTTAATATAAAACTTGAAAATTTGCCACTAGATGCTCGCAAAAAATTAGCCGCGGCATTTAAGTATGAAATTCCTTACGCCCGTTATCATCCTGCGTATAAATTAGGACGTTGGGACGGAATGGTTAGTTTATTTGGACTTGGCGGAAATGGTTATTTGAGCCAACTAGAGAAGATTTTAGACATTTTATCTAAACAAGGTATTGATGTTGATGAAGTAGATGATTTGCGCACTACTCCTAAGATTAATTTTATTCCTGTCACTGAATCTTATTGGGCAGACTTAGGAAAAGTATGGCCTAGAGGACATCAGCAAGAAGGCCAGCCTATTATGCTTCGAGATTATCAAGTAGAAGCAATTAATAAATTTCTAGAAAATACACAAGCCTTACAAGAAATTGCTACAGGAGCAGGCAAGACAATTACTACTGCAACACTAAGTCATCTTGCAGAAAAATATGGACGTACAATTACAATCGTACCTAATAAATCACTTGTAGAACAAACAGAAGAAGATTTTATTAGCGTAGGATTAGACGTCGGTGTATACTACGGTGATCGTAAAGATCTTAACAAAACTCATACTATTTGTACATGGCAAAGTCTTAACATTTTAGATAAAAAAAGTAAAAATCACGAGTACGACATTGTATCACTAGCTGAATTCCTTGACGGAGTTAAGACAGTCATTGTTGACGAAGTACATATGGCCAAGGCTGAAGTGTTGAAGAATTTGCTCACACAAAACTTGTGCAATGCGCCAATTCGTTGGGGATTAACTGGTACAGTGCCTAAAGAAAAATTTGAATCAGAACAAATTTTTGCAAGTCTTGGACCTGTAGTTGGGGGCATCAAAGCTCACGAATTACAGTCAATGGGTGTACTTAGTGATTGTCATGTAAATGTTGTGCAGATGATCGATCTTCCAGAATTTACCAGTTACTCCGATGAATTAAAGTATCTTGTAACAGATGATGATCGAATGATTTATATCAGCAAACTTATTAAGAAAATATCGCTTACTGGCAACACACTAGTTCTAGTTAATAGAATTGATTCGGGTAAATTTATTATTAATGAGTTACCAGAAGCAGTATTTGTATCAGGTGAAGTTAAGACCAAAGACCGTAAAGAAGAATATGACGAAATTAAAACTAGCGATAATAAAATTATCGTCGCGACCTATGGTGTTGCGGCTGTTGGTATTAATATACCTCGTATCTTTAACATGGTACTTCTTGAGCCTGGCAAATCGTTTGTCAGAGTTATTCAGTCGATAGGTAGGGGCATCCGTAAGGCAGAAGATAAAGATTTTGTGCAAATTTGGGATCTAACTAGCACTTGTAAGTATGCGAAACGGCATCTTACTGAAAGAAAGAAATTTTACAAGGACGCTAAGTATCCGTTTACTATTGAAAAAGTAGACTGGCAGAAATAATTATGTTCTTTAAAAAACAAAAACCTATTAAAATAGAGTTTTATACGCATGTTGGACAATTAATGGAATTATTTCCACCAACATTGGCAACAGAAGCACTACCTAGCTGGTTTGAAAAGTTACCATCAAAAGCTGGTAGAAACGTCAAACATTGTGTTGGAATAAAAGATTTATTCAGTAAAGGAATAATGATTCCATTATGGTCAGATTATACAGTTGACTTAGATTCTCGTAAAGCACCTGCTGTAAATTGTCCAGCCACAAAGCAATACCCATTATATCCACCAGCAGAAGCTCATAATTTATCAGAGCAAGCACCCGGTGCGTGGCCTGGTTATCAGAATGTTAAATTCACTAGTCCTTGGTTAGTATACACATCCGAGCCTATTAAGTGGGCATGTGTACAACCTGTGTGGAATCAACATGATCCACAACAATATACTGTAGTGCCAGGGGTTATTGAATTTAAATATCAAAATCAACTTAGTGTTAACACATTGTGGAAAAATAGTCCAACCCCTCGTACTGAAAAATTAAAAGCTGGAGATTCAATACTACAACTAATTCCAGTTACAGATAAGCCATTTGAGATTGAAGTAAAGTTTTTAAATCAAGAAATATTTTCACAAAAATTTACTAGATGGGAATACTCCTTTGATCTACAATACCATAAAATAAAATCATTATTTGAAAAAAGAGAAAATAAAAAATGCAAATATTAACATTAGATAACAAAACGTTCTCACTGA